CGGATCATCAACTTCAACTGGTTCGTTTGGAAGAGTAGAAGTTGGCGCCGGTGTAATAGATTTAAAAAATACTGGAGCTCAATCTGTAGTTCGTCTTTATTGTGAGAGTAGTAATGCTCATTATGCAGAAATTAAAGCACCACCTCATTCAGAATTTGAAGGAAGTGTGATATTAACTCTACCTGCAGGGTTCTCTTCTCCAGATACATTTGCGTTGTTGGCTGCAGGACAAACACTTACAAATAAAACATTAACAAGCCCTGTAATTAATTTAGGTAGTGACGCAGAGGGTGACATTTATTATCGTAATGGGTTAGGTGTATTTGTTCGACTTGCTAGAGGCACAGATAATTATGTTTTGACAATGAACGGCAATGTGCCAAATTGGGAAGCAGCTGCTGGCGGCGGAGGTGGCTCTGATACAGATTGGTACAGCGGAACAAATTTTATTACTTCTTCTTTTACACCACAATTATCACCAAATGTTCAAGTAACCGGATCAATGATAGTCAGTGGAAGTGGTGGTAATTTAACAGCATCATTAGCTGTTTATGGTTCCGGATCAGAAATATTTAAAGTTGAAGGCACAAATGGTACATTATTTTCTGTTACTGATATAATGTCCGGAAGTATTTTTAGCGCAAATCTTTTATCAGGCTTACCTGTAATAGAGGCATTTTCTGATAATAAAATTACATTTGGTCAGTATGCAGATCCATTAGAAGTTCATACAAATGCAGGTAGCAGGACTGTACTTTCAGGTTCACAATATTCAACTGCTTCATTTGGACATTACGCAAATATTTCAGCATCAGTTGCAGCTGCAGGATTCGGATCCGGCGGCGGCGGCGGCGGAGGAGGTGGTAATCTAACTACTAAGGGTGATATAGAAGCATATACTACTTCACAAACTAGGCTAGCAGTTGGTACAAATGATTATGTACTTACTGCTGATTCATCTACTGCAGCTGGAATAGCATGGAAAGTTGCTGGTGGTGGTGTAACTGTATCTAATAATTCTAATAATAGAGTTGTTACCGGTGATGGTTCTAATGCAAATGCAGAGGCTAATTTAACATTTGATGGCAGTACATTAACTGTTACTGGAGACGCTACTGTTACTGGTGATATAACAATTGATGATGGTGGCTCTCTAAAAGAAGCTGGAGGAGCAGCAGCTTTAACATTTGATGCCTCTGGTGATATAACAAAGATAGGACAATCTTCTGCTGCTGTAGATCAGGTATTAAGCTGGAATGGAAGTAAGGCTGTATGGGCAGCTGCTGGCGGCGGAGGAAGTAGTATTTGGACGACTACTGGAGATTATAAGTCAACAACTAGTCCTTTACGCATATCAGGTTCTGCTTCTGAGGGGTCATTAGTATTATCCGGTAGTGCAACTCATCCAAGATTTAAAATTCACGGTGTTTCCGGAAATGTACTCTCAATTGGTAATAATGTAGGTAGCATTAATACTGGGTCAATGTTTGTAATAACAAACAATTTCGGAATTACTCATTTTGAAGCATTTATTGATGGAACATTTGCTATCGGCACAAATCTTGTTAAACCTCCTCATACAGAAGAGCATTACACCCATTGGGGAAAACCTTTATTAAAAAGAACAAATCAAATGTTTTTGAGTGGAAGCTCACCTTCAGGATCAAACGATTATTCCGGAAGCTCACCTACATTAGAGGTTCATGGTAGCGGATCTATTAGTTATTATCAAGGTTTGAGCGGAAGATTATTAAGCATAGATGATGATGAACATAATTATAAACCAGTTTCATCATCAGCGCCTGTATCAGCATCAGCAGTATTTAGTGTTAATAGTTATTTTGGTTCACCTCTTTTTGAGATATTTCCAGATGGTACTTCTAATTTGTTTAGTAATGTATGGGAGCAACCAATACTAAGAAGAAATCATATGATGCATCTTAGTGGAAGCAGCTTGCCATTAGCATCATATTCATCTGAAGATTACACATTACATGTTGAGGGCAGTGGGTCTATATTTAAAGTACAAAATGAACAATCAGTAAAATTTAATGTAGAAAGTGATGCAAAATCATTCAATTATAGAACAGGATCAATACTAACTGTTTCTGATAATGCTGGGGTTTCCTATTTTAATGTTTTCAATGATGCGACATTTACTTTAGGTACGATTGCTGATCCTATTATAAAAAGAAATAATTCGTGGCATATTAGCTCTAGTAATCATAATGAAGAAACATATTCGTCCAATGATTATACAGTTCAAATAGAAGGAAGCGGAAGTAATATTTTAGCTGCAGGTGATTCTATTAATACTAGATTTTCTGTTGATGAGCATGATACATTAGATGCACAAAAAACTATCTTAAACATAAGTGATCAAGTAGGTCATCCAATTATTTCTGTACGTGACACCAGAGAAGGTTTCAGGCAGGCAACAATAATAACTGGTAGTGGTGGTCCATTTCCAACATTTACAGAACATGATAGATTACTTTTAGGACCTCAGCATTGGGATACTACATATACTGGCCTGGGGACTACCCCCGCCTGGCATGATACTTTTACATCTGAGGCTTCAGAGCCTATTGCTAGAAGTGGTGATATAATAATGTTAGGGACAACATCTGTTACGCGTGGAAAATTATATCATCTACAGAGTGCTACACTTTGGGTTTTAGCAGGTGCAGATGTTGCCCGATCAGAATCTAATTTATTAGCAGTTGCTTTAGATACTGGTGCTGCTAATATTGTTGGTATGTTGGTGAAAGGAGCTATTGCAATTCCCACTGATCTTATTAATGGAGCAGTTGCAACAGGTGCGCCAGCTTACGTCTCTACAACTACTGCAGGGGAATATGATTTTACTGCACCGAGCACTTCTGGAGACAGAGTAAGGGTTGTCGCCTATTGTCTTGGAACAGAGGAAGATGATCAGATACTTATGTACTTTGATCCGGACAAGACAGGCATAACGTTGTCATAATGCCAGATATAAATAAAATTGGTCCTTCTCCTGTAGGTAATGTTTCAAAAGTTGGCCCTTCTCCTGTAGGAAATATTAGCACTATAAATACTGGTACATGGGCTCAAGGTGGCGGTGGAGATCCTCCACCAGGTGGTTCAACTGTCGACCCTGGTGTCTATGGTAATGAAGAGACAACACAGGCTAATGCTACAAGACTATTTGCTGGTAATCAAGGTACATCACAGAAAGAATTTACTGTTGATTTATCAAGTTCAGATTACGCGGGTGGATCTTTAACGAATGGAAATACAGGTCATGTATTTTTTCGTTATGAGTCTGGAACTTATTGGAGAAATGATCCACAATTATATCAGATAGATTTTGATGATGCCGGTTGGGTTAAGGTTGGTCAGAGTAGCGGCGGAACTTGGGGTTACGGACAGTGGAAGACAACATATCGAACTACTAATGCTGCGTATAATCATGGTGCATCATGGACAACTGTAGCACCTGGGACCGGCCCAACAGGAAAGTGGCATAGAGATACGTCTGGAACACCTTCCAGTAACACAGGTGTTAGTGTAGATTATCATATCTATTATGAGGGAAGTAGTGGATCATATTCAAAGGATGTGTATTTAAGATCACCAGAGTTTACATTTTCAACAAATACAATTAAGATGAGAATGTATGGATACGGTTCTCATGTATACAGAATGTATTTAGGCATTTACGTCACAGGATAAAAATATGAGTTTAATACATAGTGGAAGTTGTGATGGCACAACACAAGTATCTGAATCGATGTATGTTTGTACAGAGACAGATTATAGAATTATAAGTACAAGTGGATCACAGTCTGGATCATTATTAAAAGTTACTTCAACTCATGAAGGATATGATGATGAAAAAGGTGACTTTATAACAGGATCATTTTGTCCTAATTGCGAGGTATTTTGGATCGCCAATGAAGTTAGCGGTTCATATTTTTAGTATAAATGAAAAGTATTGATATATTTATTAACAATAAATGAGTTTTAAAAGGAGCACAATAAAATGAGTGTAAACATAGGATCAAAGCCGATTGTAACAACAGGATTGACACATCTTTATGATCAGTTGTCACCTGTTTCAATGCCTTACGGTTCTGAAGTGTGGTATAATCACCTACCTGATAGCTATTCAGAAAAATTTGCTGTGAAAAGTAAAGGTTTGGCTAAAACTGGATTAGCAGTTTATGGGTCAAAGACAGCACACGCGCATCTCAAAGGATATGATACATATGATGGTAGCAGTGATTATTGGGAAATGGCTGCATCTACACATACAGATTTACCATCAATTAATTTCGGTACATTCATCATATGGGCTAGACATTCAAAGGCTAATACTACCACGCGTGGTGTTGGCGGATGGGGTGGCTCTAGTAATAATGGTTACTATAGTAGCTTCGGCCAGGTTTATTACACCGCATCGAAGTTAAAACCGCAGTGGTACGAATATGGGACTAGCTCATCCGCTAGAATATGTACAATAGAAAAAGATTTAGATGCTATGTGGCATATGTGGACTTACAGAAACGTTAGCACATCTGTTCGAAACTTTTCTTTAGATTGTGGAGATTGGGGATCAGCTTCAAACTCAAGTTCTGCAAATCGACCATTCAATACAAATACATATAACTTTCATATTGGTTCAGTCCGGAAAGGATCTAGTCATATGAGTGGTTGGGTAGGGGATATAGGTCCGTGGTATAATTTTAATAGGATATTATCTGATGCTGAAGTTAGACAAATGTATAATGCTAACAAAGATAGGTTTAACTATTAACTGGAGGTTATAATGGCTTGGGAAAATAGAAGGTATACAATTTTTAATGTATCTGAAACAGGAAGCTTTGATTGGAATACTGTTTTAGATAAGCCAGCACTCTGCAGAACTAATATAACAGGGTCATATGTTCTTGCTAAGTGGGATGGTGATATGCCAAGTGCAGTTCAATCACTCACGACAAGAGTATCATCATCCGCAGATAAAAATGCTAGCATGGTGAATGGATCAGGAGAGTCCGGATCATTTACGTGGTCTGAAATTCAAAGTGTTTTAGACACTCCTGGAGTATGGTACCACAATCCCCCATCAGGATCTGAAGGATAATTATTCTAAATAAAAAACATTTTTCAACTTTTAACATATATATATAATAGAATGTTTTATAACTGTTTTAATAACATAACAATTAATTAGGAGTTTAATAATGGCTGATAATAAAGAAGTCAAATTCACTGATGAAGAAATGCAATCATTGGCTGATGTTCAAACATCATATCAAAATATCCAGATGAGAATGGGTAATTTAAAGATGCAGCAAGTTGCACATGAAAAACAAGCAGAATCATTAAATGATCTTGAAGATACTTTGTTAACTGAATTAGAAACACTTCAGGGTAATGAACAAACACTTGCTCAAAGCTTTAATGAAAAGTATGGTGTCGGACAACTAGATCCTGCAACAGGAATTTTCACACCTGCTGATATACCTGCTACACCTGACGTAGTAACTAAAGCACCTGCTAAAGATGCTTAATTTAATCTATTCAGATTAACTTTTGTTTCTTTTTAACTTTTCATATGTTTAGTGTATATTTATTTTTAGAATTATTGAATTAATTTTATAAAAAAATAAAAAAATAACCTGGAGAATTCAAATGGCAGAGAGAATAGTATCACCGGGCGTATTTACTCGTGAAAAGGATCTCTCGTTCCTCCCACAAGGCATTGCTGAAATTGGCGCTGCAATTATAGGACCAACTAAAAAAGGACCTGCATTTGTACCGACAGTAGTAAACAATTTTAATGCTTTTAAGGAGATGTTCGGGGAACTTTCTCAAGATTTATATGTCCCATTTACAGTACGAGAGTACTTACGTAGTGCCGGAACGGTAACGATAGTTAGAGTATTAGGGCTGGGCGGATATACAGCTGCAGCTATGCATATAGGCGGACACAAATCCGGATCTAGTAATTATCGTACATACGCAGTATTGGCACCAAGTGCAACAAATTCCAATCCAGATAATGGATTTTCTGGAGGAACAGTTGAAGGAACAATGGGTGCATTCAATGTAGAATCTGGATCTTTTCAAGTATCGTGTTCATTTACTGCAGCAAATGCTAATTACATTGAAAACGTTTTTAGTGGAAATCCACTCGCGACAAAGGCAAATGGAAAGACGTCACCATTCTATTTATATAAAGTATATAAAGCAGCAGTAGGTGCACATGCTTCAGCGTCAGCTGTCGTAACAGGATCGATACAGAGTATAGCTTTAAGTCAAGATTATCAGAATGCTTATACACCATACATAACATCTCAAAAGATTGATGGTGCAACAGCAGATCTTTTTAAAATATACATGAGATCACATGGTGAGCTTGATACACATCGTAAGTATAAAATTGGTATAACTAATGTAAAACCACCAGCTGAGGTAGCAGGTTCTGATTGGGGATCATTTTCATTACAAGTTAGAGAAATAGATGGACTAACTTGGAAGGAAAGTGATGATACAATTGTAGAACAATGGGATAATCTTAATTTAGATCCAAATTCGGCAAATTATTTTGCTCGCAAAATTGGTGATAGATGGGTATCTATTGACTCTGATGGTAAATTAACTTACAATGGTGACTGGCCGAATATGTCAAAAATCATTTATGTTGCACCACATGCTGATGTAAAAGCTGGTGGTGTTAAATCAAACGTACCGTTTGGACATGGAAAGATGATAAATTCATATACGACTGCGTCAGAAGGAACTAATCAGTTTGATGTACCACCCGCGGGCTATACAACTACACAGCAAAATGGCAACACAGGAGAATTTGATACTACAGCATTTCATGGCTTTAATTTCTCTTCTGCTGATAATAGAACTTATCTTGCACCAGTAGGTACCACGGCTAAATCATATACTAATGCGACTTTCAGTCTTAATGACGTAACAGGTCATGCTGATGCAAAAGCAGCTGATTTTGGTGGATCTGCAACATTTGCTGGTACTGGAGTATTTCTTGCACTAGGCACATCAAATGTGGCACAGCATAAGTTCACAGTTGCTTTTCAAGGTGGCTTTGACGGATCAAATCCAGCGAATACAAAGAATACAGCAGGAGACATTTCTGCAGTTAATCAGCAAGGATTTGATTGTTCAACTTCAGCGGCAAGTGGATCAAAAGCGTATAAGATGGCAATGAATGCTGTAAGCAATCAGGATGAGTTTGATATTAATCTACTCGCTACACCTGGTTTAATCTACACACTACATCCTAATCCAATTAATCATGGTATGGATATGGTTAAGAGTAGAGGCGATGCATTTTACATATTTGATAACTCTGCATGGGGTGATGGAATATCTGCATGTACTAACGCAGTTCAGACCTTAGATACAAATTATGCAGCAACTTATTATCCGTGGGTAAAAGTACTTGATGATAGTATTAATTTACCAACTTGGGTACCACCTTCAGTAGTAATACCGGGTGTGTATTCTCAAAATGATAGAGTTGCACATGAATGGTTTGCACCTGCAGGTCTTAATCGCGGTGGCTTATCTAATGTTTTAGAAGCAAAAACAAGATTGACACATGCTGAAAGAGATATTCTCTATGAAGGACGTGTTAATCCAATTGCATCATTCCCTGGACAGGGAGTTGTAGTTTTTGGTCAAAAAACATTGCAAGCAAAACCATCAGCACTTGATCGTATTAATGTACGTAGAATGCTTATAAGGATTAAGAAGTTTATTGCTAGCTCTTCTCGTTACTTATTGTTTGAAAACAATACAGTTGCTACGAGGAATCGCTTCTTAAACATCGTGAATCCTTATTTAGATTCAGTACAATCAAATCAAGGCTTGACTGCTTTTAGAGTTGTAATGGACGATACAAATAATACAGCGGACGTTATCGATCGTAATCAGTTGGTTGGTCAGATTTATCTGCAACCTGCTCGTTCGGTTGAGTTTATTGTATTAGACTTTGTCGTACAACCAACAGGAGCAAGCTTTCCAGCATAAGCTGATCTAAAAATACTTAGAAGCCCAGACTAAACCTCTGGGCTTTTTCGTTTTATCTGTAATTTTTTCTTGTTTAATGATATTTATTATCGATAAAATTGTAACAGGAGAACTAGAATGCCACAATTGATTGATCCTAATGACGTAATGTTTACGCAATTCGAACCAAAGGTTCAGAATCGCTTTATCATGTACATTGAGGGCATTCCAGCTTACACTATTAAGGCCGCTAGCCGACCAAGCATTGAGTTTGAAGAAGTTACGCTTGATCACATAAACGTAAAGCGGTATATAAAAGGTAAGGGGGAATGGCAAACTATTGATATAACTATGTATGATCCAATTGTACCTTCAGCAGCACAAGCTGTTATGGAATGGGTACGATTATCTCACGAATCAGTAACTGGTCGTGATGGATATTCAGATTTTTATAAGAAAAATATCACATTTAATCTACTGGGACCAGTAGGAGATATAATAGAAGAATGGCAACTCGTAGGTGCCTATATTCAGTCTGCTACTTTTGGTGATTTAGATTGGGCAACGTCCGATCCAGTAGAAATGACATGCACACTTAGATACGATTACGCAATACTGCAATTCTAAAATTTCAAACATCATCAAATACATTTGTGGCATTCTGTTTTTGATGAGAAAAGACAACAGTTGTAACTAGAACAAAACAATAAGGAGTTATAATGGCTGAAAAACAACAGGGGTTCCCTACGGAAGTAGTGGATTTACCCAGTAAGGGTTTATTGTATCCAGAAGGACACGTACTCAGTGGTGGAACAATAGAGATAAAATACATGACTGCAAGGGAAGAGGACATACTCACTTCACAGAACTTAATACAGAAGGGAGTTGTATTAGATGAACTTCTCAAGTCTCTTATCGCATCTAAAGTCCAATTAAATGAACTCATGATAGGTGATAAGAATGCTATTATGATAGCAGCTAGAGTTTTTGGTTATGGAAAGATGTACAGTGTTGATACAACATGTCCTGATTGCGGCGAAACTGAGAAGGATTGTGAGTATGATTTGACATCATTTGAACATAAGGAAATTGATGAGAAACAATATGATAATAATAATGTATTTGAGTATGAGCTTCCTCAGTCTAAAAGAAAAGTAGAATATAAATTTATGACCCATAAGGATGAGGCTGATGCTTCTAATGAGATCGCAAAAATGAAGAAGACTATGGGTGGTCGTACAAAAGAAGTTACTACGAGATT